TTTCCCGCTTACCCAAGTTTTGTTATTTTTTTTGGGTTGGCGGTAAGAATATAAGCTAATATTAGGTAAAATATTATGGCGACCGCTAAACAAAGAAATGCTGCTATTTTAACAATGGAAAACATAGGTAATGAAAATCCTCTTACAGACAAGGAAATTATGGCTAAATCTGGGTATGGTGAGGTGATACAAAACCAGCCAAAACAAGTTAAACAAAGTAAAGGATTTCAAGAAGTGCTTGAAGAAATGTTGCCTGATAGTAAGTTATATAAACGACATAATCAATTATTGGATAAAAAGGAATATCATAATAAAGTTGATAAAAATGGTTTAGTAAGAAAAGTAAAAACTGATGAGATAGATTCGGTAGCAGTAAGTAAAGGTCTGGATATGGCTTATAAACTTAAAGGTAGATACATTGAACAAAGAGTGATAACTGGTGAAGTGAAGCACGAAATAACACAAGATACTCAAAATTTTGCTGAAATACAAGCTATTAGGTTAAAATACGAGGAAGAACTTAAAAAGCTATTAACTCAACCGCAAAATGAATGAATTTAGAAGATATTTCAATTCACGCTTGGATACAAGAACATCAAATTAAAACAGAGAAAGGATTACCGATTAATTTTAATGAGCATTTTTTCTTATTTGACCCTTATACAGATTTTACTCCCACACAAGTAGTATTAAAAGCCGCCCAAATTGGTCTTAGTTCTTTAGAAATATTAAAAGCATTCTACATAGCCAAAAAGAAAGGTGTTGATATTATTTATACTTTGCCTACTGATGCTGATGTATCTGTATTTGTTGGCGGTAAAGTTAATCGCTTTATTAGACAAAATCCTATTTTACAAAGTTATACTCAAGACAAGGATAGCGTAGAACAAAAGAAAGTTGGCGAAGGAATGATATATTACCGAGGCACATTTACAAAAAGAGCTGCTATCTCTGTGACTGCTGATGTTTTAATACACGACGAGGTAGATTTTTCTGATCAAGAAATTATTGGAGATTATGAATCCCGTTTACAGCATAGCCAATATAAATATAAATGGTATTTTGGTCACCCGTCAGCACAAGGTATAGGAGTAAGTGCTATTTGGGAAAATAGTGACCAAAAGCATTGGTTTATTAAATGTAAAGGTTGTGGTAAAGAACAATATTTAAGTTGGCCAGAGAGTATAAATCAGGAAAAACAAGTATTTCAATGTAAACATTGTTTTAAGGAATTGACTCAAGAAGAACGCCGAATTGGTAGATGGGTTAAAAAGTTTAAAGACAGAAAAATATCAGGGTATTGGATTTCTTTATTAATGGCATCTTGGATTACTGCTAAAGAAATTATAGAAAAGTTTAATACAAGTACAGAAGAATTTTTTTGGAATCGTGTTCTTGGATTGCCATATGTAGGATCTGGTAATAAAGTAAATGAACAGGATATTTTACAGAATCTGACCGAAGAAGTAAATGAACAAAAAGGCAGAATAGTTATAGGAGTAGATACTGGCGAATGGCTAAGGTTTGTTGTTGGGAATCAGAATGGTCTATTCTATTATGGGCAGACCAAAGAATATAAAGATATTGAAAGTTTATTAGATAGATTTTCAATGTCTATTGCGGTATTTGATGCTGGCGGAGATATAATCGGTTCAAGACAAATTAGGGAAAAATATGCTGGTCGGGTGTTTTTGTGCCATTATTCTCAAGACCGTAAGACAATGCAGTTAATTCGTTGGGGCGAAAATGATGAGGCGGGTAATGTAATTGTAGATAGAAATAGAGTAATTCAGCTTGTTATTGATGAATTTAAGTCAAAGCGTATCCCCCTACAAGGAACAACTGCTGATTGGTGGGATTATTGGCTACATTGGTCACACATTTATCGGGTAGAAGAAGAAGATAATTTAGAAGTGCCAAAACGTAGGTGGATGCGTAGTGGTCGTGATGATTGGGTTCACGCTACTGTTTATTGGCGGGTTGGAATGGATAAATTTGGTAAAGGTCAAGGAATTATAATATCAAGCAGTGAATTAAACATTAAAGAATCTTTTGAAGTGCCACCTGATAACCGAGTTAAGTTTCCTTCTATTAAAAAGTTAATAATGCCAGAAAAACAAAATGATTGGCGTAAAACTTGACAAAATACAATTTTTGATGTATACTATAAATAGTGATGAGATAAGATGTCAAAGTTGCGGAGCTCTTTTAGGTAAAATGTTAAAATTTACACAAGGTCATATTCAAATAAAATGTCACAGATGTAAACAGTTAAATGATATTAGAATTATATAATTAGCCGCTTGTCTTAGAGCGTTATCTAAGCACTACTTGTCCAAAGGTCGTCAGTTGCGAAACTGGGACAAGCTACCAATTATATAATCCCTTAGAGGACAAGAGAGTCATTGAACTCCTATATTTTAGGAGTTTTTAATTATGGGAATATTTAATAATCTAAAATCATATTTTTCTTTGTCTTCTGACATTAATAAGTTAAAAAAAGAAGACACTCAAGAAATGGGAGTAATTTCTGATACTTTACCAGAACTTACTCTTGATATGACTGATGAAGAGCTTTTAGCTTTGGCTCGGGCTTGGAAAATCAAATGGGATTCAGCCAGTAAAGAACTTATAAAAAAACAGGAAGATAATCAAAATTATTGGTTAGGTAAGCAATATAGTGATGTTGAGGAAGCACAAGAAGAAAGACCACTTGTTGATAATCTTATATTTGAATCTATTGAAACATTTTTGCCAGTCGCAGTAAAACAATCACCAGAGCCAGTGGTAGAAGTAGATGAAACTCCAGAAGGCGAAAAACTTATTAAGTTAATAACTAGCCGATTAAGATTTTTATTTGATAACTTGAAAATTAGATTAAAAGTTAGGCAAGCTGTTAGATTTTGGGCTTTACATTATTTCGGTGCTTTGAAAGTTGGTTGGAATATGATTGATGATGAGATAGATGTTCAAAATATTAAAAGTAAGAATTTAATTTTAGACCCAGACGCTCAAATTGTTGGAGGTAAATATTGCGGAGAATTTTTAGGAGAAATTAAAAAAGAACCAGCCAGTAATCTTTTAAAGCGTTTTCCTAATAAAAAGTTATTTATTGAAGGACTTTGCGGTAAAGAAGGTCAAGGAACAACACTTCAATATATTGAATGGTGGACTGATGAAGCTGTTTTTTGGCAACTTAAAGGCGAAATATTAGATAAAATAAAAAATCCTCATTTTAATTACGGAACAGAAGAAGTAATTGTAAAAGACATCTCTGCTCTTGAAGTGACAGACAGCGATATTCAACCGGAACAGACAGAGACGGTAAAAAAGTCAGGTCAAAATCATTTCAAAACACCTCGTATTCCTTACTCATTTTTGACTGTTTATAATTTATTAGAACATCCTTGGGACGATACTTCTTTAATTGAACAAAACTTAGCTTTACAAGACCTCATAAATAAACGGCAAAGACAACTTGATATTAACATTGATGATATAAATGGCGGTTGGATAGTTAGTGGAGATTCTGGCTTAAATAAAGAACAAGCAACCCAATTTATAAGAACAGCCCGTAAAGGCGGTGGACTTTATATTTCTACTGGTAATCCTAATAATGTTGTGGCTAAAATCGTTGGTTCAGGTTTGCCAAGTGATGTTTATAATTCTTTGGTAGATTATCGTAACGAGCTTAGGGGTGTATTTGGCGTGACAGGTATAATTCCACAAGGTATTCAAAACGAAAGAACAGTAAGAGGAAAGATTATAACCCGTTCAGCAGATATTGACCGTATTGGCGGTGGGATTGCTGAATGTATAGAGCAGTTTGTTGATTATACATACAATTTGATAATTCAAATGATGTATGTTTATTACACAGAACAGAGAAAATGGACTTTTATTGAAGACGGGAAGAATGTTCCAATGACACTTGATAATCAAATGTTTGCTGATAAAAACATTTTAGTTAGCGTTAAGGAAGGTAGTTTGCTACCAAAAGACAGCTTAACTCAGCGTAATGAAGCTATTGATTTGTGGTCAGCTCAAGCTATTGACCCACTAACGCTTTATGAAAAACTTAGTTTGCCAGACCCTAAAAAAGCATTTGAACGACTTATAAATTGGCAATCTAACCCCACTGGTTTATTACAAGGGACACCAGTCACAACGCCTCAACAATCGCAAGATGTAATTAATCAAATACCAATACAATAATGTTTACACAACAAAAAGCCAAAAAAATTCTAAGTGAAAAAAATCCAACTCTTCACGGACAACCAATAACTAAAAAACAGCGTGGTCTGTTAGGGGCTATTGCTGGTGGTAAAGCTAATCAATTAAAAGTATTAAAGAAAAAATATAGATAAAAAAATGCTTGCTCCCTACAAAAGAGCAGAAATTAAAGACCCAAGAAGTGTTGGTCTCCAATTAAAACATATACCAGTAAAGGATAAGGCGTCTTTAAAACAAAGCAGAAAAAAGCTTCCAAATAATATCAAGATGCAGTTAAAAGCATTAGAAAAATCATTAAAAAAATAGTATGGCTAAAAAAGAACAAATGTCAAAAGTGATGGAATTAGAAAGACCGAAACCATCAATTATGCTTACAGACAAAGAAGTCCCTGAATTAAAAAATTGGGAAGTCGGCAAGACATATCCATTAAGTTTTAAAAAAGCAAGATTGAAGTCAATTCGGGAATCTTATGAAGATAAATCAATTTTAGAAGCAAATTTTGAAATAGAATAGGTGCTAATAAAGGGGATTCACCTAACCCACAATTAAAAATTTATGTTAGAACAAGAAGATGGTATCTTAAAAGAAGGCGAAAGCATTGATAATAAAACTGATGAAGAATTTCTAAAAGATAAGGAAGAGGAAACTTCCTCCGAATCATCAACGGAAATTAAATCAAAGGAAAACGCTACAGCTGGCGAAAAAGCTGATAACATTCCTTTCCATAAGCATCCTCGTTTTCAAGAGGTAATTGCTCAAAAAAATGAGTTGTTTGAAAAAAACAAACTTTTGGAAGAGCGTTTGTCCCGTTTGGAACAAACAAAAATACAAGAAGAAATACCATTGCGTCCCGATTGGTTTACTAAGTTATACGGTGAAGATGATGATGCTTGGGGACTTTACTATCAAAATGAAGTTCAAAGAGAAAAAGAGAGAGAAGAACGAGTTTATTCCCGTATCAAAAAAGAAACCGAGGAAGAACAATCAAAAATGTCATTAGCCGAAAAAGAAGCTAATGATTATATCGAAAATTCTATTCAAGACCTTGTTGATGAAGGTAATAAATTTGACCGTAATGAATTAGTTTCTATTATGAAAGAATTTACTCCTACTGACGAGAATAACAATTTAGATTTTCGTAAAGGTTTAAAGATTTTACAGCAAATCAAAAAACCCAACACAGAAAAGATAACAGCTCGTAAAGAAGTGGCTTCCTCTACTGTTTCACAAACTAAAACAATAGGCGGTGAAAAACCATTTGGAACTTCTATCAATTTACGCAATAAAAGTTTTTCTTCTTTAGCTAACGATGATTAATAAATATAAATATGGCAAATAGATTAACAACAACGACTAATGATCGTTTATTGCCTAAAGTAGTAGATACTACTTTAGGTAGCAATGTTTTGGCTACCAGAGTATTAAAAAATGCTCAAAAATGGATAGGAAAACAAATTGAAAAAAGTATTAAAATTTCAAAAAATGACCAAGGCGGTTCTTTCAATGGTTTTGATACTTTTTCTACTACTGCTGTTGATACTCGCAACAAATTAACTTTTGACCCAAAGTTTTATGAAATTCCAGTAGTAATTAGTTTAACTGAGCTTTCTACTAATCGAAGTGACCCGAATGCTATTGTTGATTTGGCAGCTATTGAATTAGCTTCAACAGCTGAAGATATGGCTGATGACATTGGGACTATTTTTTATGGTGATGGGACTGGTAATAGTTCAAAGGATTTTTTGGGCTTGGAGGCAATTGTTGATGATGGCACTAACGCTGCTACTTATGGTGGTTTATCTCGGGCTACTTATACTACACTTAATTCAACCGTCACTGCTTCTGGTGGCACTTTGACGCTGTTAAAAATGGCGACACTTTATAATTCAATTAGTTCTGGTTCTGTTAATCCAACTTTAGGACTGACTACAGAGGCTATTTTCAGTTATTATGAACAACTTTTACAACCACAAGAACGCATTGCCAAGACAGTATCAGAAATGAGAGGGGTAATGACTGGTGGAACTGGTTTTACTGGTCTTTATTATAAAGGTTTTCCAATTTTAGCTGATGAGAAATGCACCTCTGGCGTGCTTTATTTTGTTAATGAGGACTTTTTGGAATGGCGTGCTTTACCAATGGCAGAAACTACTCCAGTAAACTTCCGTGTCACAGATATTGAAGGCAATGACTACACTAATGTGGGTGGTTTGGGCTTTAGCTGGTCTGGTTGGATTAAACCAATAAATCAAGCCAGTTTAATTGGTCATATTTACTTAGGCGGTGAACTTTGGTCATCTAATCCAAAACGCCACGGTAAATTGACTGGTATTACTGGTGTTTAATTATTAAC